GTGTGATATTTGCGGCACCCCCCTATATGTTCCATAACCAAGAACCAAAACCGTCTTTGTTCTAGAAACTATTCGTTGTTTAAACAATAAGTTAGCTGTGTTTAGGTACTCGTATCTTGCCTAGTTACCTTCTTGTATATGTTTCTGAAATCATATTTAATAATTTCATCAATTGCTCTTTCAACTTCTAAATCGTTTTCTTCTTCGGACAGTTGATCTGAAGTTTTAGCAATTCTTCCTAGATAAGAACAAGAACCGTAACCTTTTTCTACATCGAACAAGAACCAAGAAGCGAACTGTTCGAAGGGATTATAAGGGTTATCAAACGTAGTTAACATACATCTGCTTTGCATTAGCAGTTCACTCCTTTCCATTCAAGTAGTTGGATACGGTAGTCGTTGAAACACCAAGAGCTTTAGCTATTTCGGCCGTGCTGTATCCAGAAGCATTCATAGAAGAGATTCGATTAATCTTAGCAGTGCTCAAAGAAGTCGTTGTTCGAGGAGTAGCTCGCTGTCTAAGATCATCTATATCCACATTATTAATAATCTGGGCAAGTTTGTTTTCGCTAATGGCACCAGCTTGAATGGCTTCCCATTCACGGTCGGTAACCTTAATGGTCTCTCTTTTTGCACCAACGGCGGCACGGGCTCGTGTTAGTTCTTGTTGACCGATCTTCTTTATTTCAGCTGGTTTCATATCGGGATTGTCTTGTTTTTTAGCGTTGACGGCTGCATTAGCTATCACCTGGGCCTGCCGCTCACGAGGGGCGTTCTTAAGGGCCACATTCAGCTTGGCTGATAAGGAGTCTACTTCCTCTTGATAAGTTGTTTTTGCCGAGACGGAATAGGTAATCTTACCAGCATTGACCATTTCCTTACGAGCCTGGTTCCCTAGAGCCTTCATCTTATTAGCATACTCTGCATACGCTCTTTCTGCTGGAGTATTAGCATCGGACACTAGAGTAAAAGCATCATCAGTCTCAGCCATTTGATTGCTAGATTGAGTTCTTTGACTGATTTTACCAGTCCTTTTATTAACATATACAGGGTCATCAACTTCTTTCCAACTCTGCGCGCCTGTCTCCTTATCAATAATTGGACTACCTTTTCTTTTGGTTACTGATACCTCGGATTTAGCACGAGAAATTAATGTTGCTGCTCCCTGTCGGTATTTACCATCCTCATCAACTCTTCCTTGGTACTTCTTTTTCAATGACTTGATCCCGTTGTCGAGTTCACTTTGTGCATAATCCAACTCGTGCTTTTCAGCATCGATAACCACCATACTGTGACGAACCGCTCTTGCTAATTCATCTTGGGTGGCGCCCTTTAGGGTCATGTCGGTAATCAGATTAGAAATCTTACCCATCTCTGTTTGGGTGTTCTTCATTTGTTTGAATGTCCCAGGTTCTTTGCCACCGTACTCAAGTTTAGGATCAAACCCTTCAAGTCCTTTTAAAGCAGGGGTGGATGTAATTTTTACCTTACCACCGGTGGGAATGACCATAACTGTATCGCCATCAAAATCAGCTCCAGACAATCTATCAGCCACTTTATTATTGATACCAATGGCATCTGATGGGGTGTTACCAAGAACTCGCCTAGCTTCTGATTGTTTATTGTTGACAGTCAAAATAGGTATCTCAAATGTTCCACCATGAGGGTATCTTATAAGAGCTACTTGTTCGCCATTTTCATAGTTGGGAGCGTATACTTCATTATCCTTCATGGAGGTAATAGGTAGAATAACCTGATACTTCTGTCTTGGTAAAGCCGCTGCCTGTAAATGAATAGCTGCCGAATCACAATCATCCGAAAAAGATTTTAATAAGGCTTTCTTTACCGTTGGGTTTGTGAGAGACATAATCTCATCAAACTCTGCTTGTTTATCGGCTGACGCTAAATTAAGTTGTTTTTTAATCAAAGTTATACTCTGTTTTGATAGAAATTGAGAGGGGAGATTATCACTCCATTCATTCCAATCGCCTTCTTCAGCTCTTTTATTAATGAGTGAAAGTTGACGTTTTCCATCTTTATCTATGTAATAACTTTGACCACCGGCTTTTATAAGGGACCCAAACGGATTATCAGGATCGCTTGTAATATTCTTTAACACATCTCCTTTTGGAGTTCCTTGTTTTTTGTTGGTATTAAATACGATATCGACTCCGTCTGGCATATCATCTGAATAGACAGCCATTCCTTTTATATACTTCTTGCCATCTACAAGAATACGAACCTGGGCGTAATGGGATTCTCCTAAAGAAAGGTCGTCGACTCCTCTTCGAATCTCAACCACGCCATCTTTATCGATACCGCCCTCTTCTGCATAACGAATCTTAACACGGTTAGAGTCCATACTCTTGGGATAGACAAATGTGTCAAAAGTATCGCCTCCATCATGCGAGATATATTCTCTAACAGAATGGACATTTCCAAAGTCATAGATTTCTTTATGCTCAGTTCCGGGAGGGCAGAGGACTTGAACATTAGTCTGCTTGCCTGGGTTCGTAACCTGAGGAACTCCTCCACCGTAAAGCTCGTATCCTTCCATTTCAAGAATATAAAGGGCTTGCTTCATTTTTTCCTTAGAAATGCCTAATTCACGTTCTACACCAACTCCAACGTCAATCATTCCTTTTTCGTCAACTTGTTTTTTAAGGAAGTCGGCGGTCTTTCTAGCCTGGTTCATACGGACTTCCGAATCCTCATTTAATAGAGAGCGTACCGATGAGTCGTTTTTGTAACCCATTTTTTCTGCAATATCATTGAGACTGTATCCTTTTTCTCTCAGACCTTTAGCGGTAGCTACGTCAATAGATCTTCTTTCATCTTTTGCCAACCCAACCTGAGTCCTAAGCTGACTAGTTGTTAAACCCATTGAATTTGCTACTTCTTTTTCACTCATCCCTGATTTTTTCAACTCATTCACACGACTTAGAAAATCACCACTACGCTGATAAGGATTATCGCCTGAACCCCAAGGATAGCGCCCAGAACGTTTTGGCATTCCATAATGCTGTAGAATTTCTTCCGCAATAGGATTCATGTTTTAACCCTCCTCTGCTTTGATTTTTGTTATTACCTTGTCAAAAGTGATTATCTTATCAATGATCGGAACTAAATCTTCCGCAGTTGGATTATGTACTACTATTTCGTCTGATTGATAAATCCTCAATTCAATGTCAATGTCTGCCGGTTTTATTTTATATTCCAAACAAAAAAGAGCAGTGTAAATTTCAAGCTGCTCCATGCGTGCCGGAGTGACACCGGATTTATAGTCGTGAATTCTAAGTAATTGATTTCGAAACGATATTGCATCTGCTGTACCAAAACAATTCTCAGAATAGAATAAAACTTGTTCGACCGTCATTCTAAATCCAATTGCATCGTTTACGTACATGTTCAGAGTTTTTCGAGACTTTGGTAGTTTTTGTCCAAGCCTAATACACTGAGCTGCAAATTCATGAAGCATCGTGCCTTTTTGTGCTGCCAAATATTTAGAATATACATCAGCTACTTTTGCTTCATCGTAATTAATCCAATGATATTTACTAGCACCGAGAAATGCGTGTTGCCCTTCAAGGTTTAAATGCTTGTTGAAGTTCATACAACACCTCCTCTTTATTTTCGGGATAAATGAAGGCCGCGAACGACATGTCATTCATTAAGTCAATATAATATGGTTGATTTGGTTGGCATCTAGCATTTGCATTTTTTTTACCTTCCAAGGCGGCCCATTTATCTTCATACAATATAATTAAATCTGGAATACCTTGAATCTCATTCGGGTCTGTGTGTATAACGATGCAACCTGGAAACATTTCTTTAAGTTCACTAATTAATTTAGTTTTGAATTTGCTTTCCAACATTTCAATGAGCCTCCTTTCTTGTTTTTAAGTAAACAAAAGAGAGAAAGTAAACGCAGTGCACGTTTTATCCTTCTCTCTTCATAAAAGAGCATGTTTTTTTCGCGAAGTAAAATAACAAAAAGAAAAAGCCCATACCATTTAGGTACAGACTTCGTTAAGTGTAATATTTTTAATCGTGGAATAATCGACAACTAGATTAGCAGTCCGGATTTTTATTATGATTTACCAAAACTCTTTCGATTTGGTTCTTTATTTTAGTTGTGATATCAATAGCGCCTCTCTGAACATTTGTTATAACACCATCTACAATTCTCTTGTTCTTTTCTTTTTGTTCTGATCTTTTATTAGTTTTTTCCAAAAACAATTTTTTACTTTCTTCAATTACTTCAGAAGTTACATACTTTAAAAACACGATTGTTCCGGGTTTAACCTTTTGTTTATGTTTTGGTTTTGATCCGATAATCTGTAAATCAAAACAATCTTTATATTTAATATTTGCATCCCTAACAGCGACTGGTTCGACTTTTAAATTACACTCCTTTAATAAGATTATACCTCGTTCTAGTTTTATAGGAAAATCTCTAGAGTATAATTCTGGAATATTAATCAAATCTTTTCTTTCTTCGAATTTCTCTTTTACTGTTTTAGCAACAGTATTTATTACTGGTTCTAAACTAACAAAAGCCGTGCCAACGACTACGAGGGCTTTTGCGATATCGTCTATGTCTTTCGACGCTTGTTTTATTTTTTTAATATCAAACCCTCCTTGAATGAAAATTTTAACATTATTATACCACAAATATCCAATAACTCGATTTGCAATGTCTAACTTTTTTTACTTATTTTTGGCTCTTTTTATCCTCTTGGTCAAATGCCCACTTTTTTTGGCCATATTTATATATTTCTTTAATCTTTTTATCACAATTAATAGAAAATAAAAGTGGGCAAGTGGGCTTTTCGTCCGAATAATTTTTCAAATCGGAGCAAATCGCCCTTTTTTGCCCAAAAAACACCCAAAAAGTGCCGTTTTCAGAAAATATGTTCAATTTTTCAAGCCCACTTTCGTTTTTAAAAGTGGGCAAAAACCCACAAAAAGTGGGCAAAATTGTCCTAAAACTTAATCTAAATCTCCAAAAATCAGCCCAATTTTTTACAAAATCGTAAAAGCCCACTTTGCAAAAATTAAAAGTGGGCGTAAATTTGGTTCTTTTTCATCTTTCCTAAGAGTATACGGACGATAAAAATCACATAAAAATAGCCCATATCTAATCCTTATTTAATAAAGTAAGCGACAAAACACGGGCTATAAATATGCGATTAAAATTATTAGCTATTGTTTCTCAGATACCGAATCACAATCCAAATAAGCCATAACCCGCCGGTGCAA